CCCGGTGGCTCCAGTGGAACCTGTCGGGCCTGTATTTCCTTGCACACCTTGGACGCCCTGTATTCCCTGTATTCCCTGGATGCCTTGAATACCCTGAATACCCTGTGGGCCTGTGTCCCCTGTAGCACCAGTTGAGCCTGTGGCTCCGGTAGGACCTGTAGGTCCAACCTCCCCAGTCTCACCCTTATCACCGTCACCCCCTATGGTGGATGCAACTATCCTGGCTCTCTGTAGAGTCAGTGTGTGTGTGTCCGTGTGGTTGGTTACATAGATGGCTACCTCAGAGTTATTCGGCAGGTCAATCATCCATGACGTGACCAGCTTAGCAAAGTTTCCCTCTCCATTCCCCGTTGGGGCCCTGCACTCCGTTTGGTCTATTAGTACCCCGTCAAGGGCAAGCTTAATACCAAGGACGTGGTTATTCCCGGCCTCAACATCAGCTGAAGCGTATATCCTGTACCGGGTTGTCTGTCCGTTGATATTTCTTATAGCCAGTCCGTCATTAGTCCCAGCCGTGATGCCGTATGAGTTGGCAGAGTCCAACACACCAGTCAGACCTGTAGACTGATAGACCCCAGCAGAGCCCACCAGTATGGTTCCTTCGTCGGTCTTACTGACCTGACCATAGTACGGGGTTCCATTGCCGTCCTGTCCAGACACACCAGTAGGACCAGTAGGTCCCATAGGCCCCTCTGGGCCAGTAGCCCCATTTACAGCAGGGAGCATAGCCTCCACAACAAATGGAGGCGGGGTAACTAACTCTATCGGGCTCGGGCCTGATGGAGCAATTATCTCTATAGGGCCTGGGTCTGGTGGAGTTATCTCTATAATCATAACCTCATCTTACCAGGCATTAAACCTGGGTTATATCATCGTTCACAATAAATGAACCACGGACTATCGTCTTATACACATCAGAAGCAACTGACTGGATGTCGTAGATGTACTTCCCAGGGTTAATCTGCTTCATCACGGCATTGGTGGCCGTTATCGTCACGTTACCGAGGTCATCCACGGTCACATCATTGAACGATAAATTAGATTCTAAAGCCCCACATTCACCTGGAGATAATTCTTTTGCGTTGGGAGTACTAATAACAACCTTACCCTTAGGTATAGATTCGTTGTTAATAGGAACTTGCAGACTCTGCTCTCTAACCTGCATGAGGAACGTGTATCCGAGGGTCTGAAGCTGTATAGGATTTCCATCCGTATCCTTCAGTCTAAGATTCAACAGGAAGGTGTCACCGCGCTTGCAGGTGATATCAAGCTTGTCGGCTGTGTCGAGGTTTAATTTGCTGGCCATCAGATTATGGTGTTTCCTTTTCTTTGTGCAATCAACTTAGACTGAGCCTCAGCCTGCTTGGTCACCCGCTCATCCTTCCTGTTCTCCTTGAAGACCTCAATCTTCTCCTTGAACTCCTTGTCGTCCGTCTTAAATCCAAGCATGGCCTGAGCCTTGAGCATCTCCACCTGCATACGGTTCTGGTGCCTCAGCTGCTCCATCTGCGCCTCAAGCTGAGCCTGCAACTGCATCTTCTGAGCCTCTATCTGCGCCTGCATCTGCATCTCCTGCATCTTAGCCTGAGAGGTAGCCTGAGCCGACTGCTGTTGAATCTGTGCCTGCATCTGTGAGTTCTGCATAGCCTGCTCCTGCATAGCCTTCATGCGCTTCTTTCTCCTGGAGATGAGAAGCAACTCAGCCTGATTGATGTCACGGATATTCCGTATAGCTATAGCATCCTCTATGTCGAGCTGCTGCTGCTGGAGGGATATCTGGATATTCTGCTCAAGGTACGCACGCTCCTCGTCCTCCATCTCCTTGACTATACGAACCCCGAAGTTGTACATAGGCAGGTCCTTGAATGATGATAGTACAGACATATTCTCCTTCCCTATGGCGTTCTCATACACCCGGTAGATGACAGAGTCATCAGGCAGAATCTGTATGCACTTCACGATGTCCTCACACACCTGCTTGAACAGCATGATGGCCGCGTTGGTGATGTCGTATGTGGCGTTATTTGAGGCAGCCATGGCCTGCTCACGCACACCCACCAGCGCATCCGTCTTCGGGCTCGAGGCATCTACCACCTCATTGATACCCGTGACGTCACGTATCATCCGCAGGTAGTGGTTGTATATACCTATGAGTTCGTTGATGTTACGGATGCTGTTGCCTATCTCCCTAATCGGGGGGTTCTGGAACCCACCCTCAGGGTTCTTGCTCCTGTAGTAGAAGACACCCGTCTGCTCGTAGATGTCGTGCAGGTCGAGCGGCTGCAACTCACCCCCCTTACCCAGCTGCACATTCTCAAGACCCTCGATGTCGATAATCAGTCCGTCTGGCTTAGCCTTAGCTATGGCCTGCTGTATCTTCAGGTGGGTCAGCTGCAACATATCAGAGAAGCCCACACACCCATCAACCATGCTCTTAGGCATCATGCCGATGAAGTTTGTCGCCACCACAGAGTAGGACATACGCGCCCTGGTGATGTAATGGACATTCTTCGGGATGTTCTTCATCCGACCGTACCCGAATATGTAGTCGTTACAGTCGAGGATATAGCTACCCCCATACACGGTAACCACATTCATGTGGTACGGCTTACGCTCGTACACGCTACCCGTGCGCTCCTCGTACTGGAAGCCCTTGTAGAAGAAGTTCGTGTTCCCGTACCTGTTCTCCTTCTCCTCGAAGTAAATCTTATCCACCGACAGGAACTCGAAGTCCAGCACGTCTACCATGTACTCATCGTACCCGAATACGTTCTTCTTGAGTCTGTCGTCGTAGCGGTACTTGTCTATGGCCGAGGAGTCGTTTCCATTCCTCCCCATCACCTTCTGAGCTATCTTCTTGAGCTGCTCCTCATCCAACTCTCCGTTGGAGATTCTGCGTAACTCATTGATAGTTATACGCTTAACGTGCCCAGCGTATGATATATCTGAGAAGTTCGGGTCCTCCGTGTAGCTGTGAACAAACCTCGCAGGGTCGATGTACTCGTTGACTATACCGTAGTTGGGGTCATTCCTGCGCTTAGACACGGCCATGCCTATGGAGACGATGTCATTCACGCACCTGCGGTAGATATTGTCGATGAAGCTGTTCCACGTCAGCGTCATATTGGTGGCTATCTGAGCGGCCACCTCAGCCGTGGTCTTGATGTTCACCCCCAAGAAAATCTCTGCCTCCTCAGGCGTCTCTGGAAGCTTCTCTGGGTCTATGTCGAGTACCACACCCGTCTGCTGCTTAAGAGCCAGGAGCTCCTTACGAGCGTTAATCTGCATCTCAACCTTCCTCTTCATGTCATTCTTCTCTGACGAAGAGACGGGGTCAACAGCCTCCACATTGGGGTATGGGGAGCGGGAGAGTATTTTATTTACTACAACGCGAACAAACTTCGGGAGGACAGGAACCGGGGTGTAGTCCAGGTTCATGAGGCTGCCGTCGTTATTCCCTGGGTCGAGCGTGTTGAGCAGCTGCTTGTATATAGTCGTGTCCTGGGTGCCGTTGGCGTAATTCCTATTACGCTCAAACATCTTATTCCTTCGGCTCAACAGAGAGTCGGTACTCTCTACGCTACCCCACTGACTCTCAATGGATTTAGCGTACTTAAGGCCGTACTCCCTGGTCTCCTTAATTGCTGCATCAGCAAGCGGGTCGGGGAATCCTCCTTGTCTACTCTCGTTTGGTCTGTACATTAGGGCTTAAGATACCTATAAGTATCTTGCAAATATAGGAAAATCAGTTGATAGGCTTGTACCTCCTGATGAACGTCCTATCCTCAAACGTAGCCCTCTGCACCGTCTTGGTCTTCTGGGCGGCAAGTAGAGCCAGCCCGGAGCTTATAGAAAGGTCAAACTTGGTACGCTTGTCTATCCTGAAGGCTATCCAGTCCTCGAGCGTCCTGTTGAAGTACATATTCCCCATCTCCCCGGAGTCATAGTTGACACCCACGTGGTTGTGGATGTAGCTCTCTATGGCCTGGGCATGGGCGTGTATGATGTCCTGAGAGTTAGATGGCACACCCTTGGTCTTGGATGACGATGGTGCCCCTGCTATCTTCAGGTGCTCGGGCCTGTCCATGATGTACCCGTCATACCCCCTCTGCTCGAAGTACCTCACTATGCCGTACTTGTTGTTCTCTATAAGCAGTGGGTAGCCGTAGAAGAAGGCGCACATCAGAACGTCCTCATAGAAAATCTTAGCCATGTCCGGGCGTGAGGCGTACTCCACCACGAACATATTCGACGGCCTGTTCATGGAGAACATGTTGTACATATGCAGGGCACCCTTTGAGCCCCGGCCATCCACCGTGGCGTCGATATCGTAGGAGTCCACCCCACCCCTCCCGTAGTCTGCAAATGGTGGCACACGCTTACCCCGGGACTCGTGTATGACGCACCGCTCATTGGAGGGTGGGAGCCACGACACCATGAACCTACCGTTCTGGTCTGGGAAGAACTTGACCTCCTTATCCTTCTCAACCCACGAGAAGTTGCCCCGGACAACGGGGTTGGGGAACATGTCGTTGTTGTAGTCTATCTGCTCGTAGAGCTTACCTACGTTGAACATTCTCCCGGATACGCTATCCCGGAAGGCCTCATCCTCGGTGAACGGGAACTGCCTCACCACCTCATTCATCTGAGAT